ATGGGAACCATCACGCAGCGCAAGCGCAAGGACGGGTCTTCGGGCTTTACGGCCCAGATCCGAATCATGAAGGAAGGGAAGGCAGTTTATCAGGAAAGCCAGACGTTCGACCGGAAGGCGACGGCACAGGCCTGGATCAGGAAGCGTGAGGCAGAACTGTACGAGCCCGGGGCCATCGAGAAGGCGAACCGGAAGGGCGTGACGGTTAAGCAGATGATTGACCAATACCTGGTCGAGTACGAGAAGCTGCGCCCGCTGGGCAAGACCAAGCGAGCCACCCTCAAGGCTATTGGTGAAAGCTGGCTTGGTGAGGTGGAAGACCAACAGCTGACCAGCCAGAAGCTGGTTGACTACGCAATGGACCGGATCGAGAAGGACGGCATCCAGCCCCAGACGGTCGGCAACGATCTGGCGCACCTCGGTGCCGTACTGTCCGTGGCAAGGCCGGCCTGGGGCTATGAGGTTGATCCGCTGGCCATGCCTGACGCCCGGCGCGTATTAAAGAAGCTGGGCGCCGTGACCAAAAGCGTTGAGCGCAACCGCCGACCGACCAGGGATGAACTGGAAAAGCTGATCAAGTACTTCCAGAAGGTGCGCGATGCCAGGCGCCAAGAGATCGACATGGTGCGGGTGGTGGTCTTCGCGCTGTTCTCCACCCGGCGCCAGGAAGAGATCACGCGGATTCGCTGGGATGCGCTCAATGACCAGGAGCAGTCGGCTCTGATCACCGACATGAAGAACCCGGGCCAGAAGTACGGCAACGACGTGTGGTGCCACATGCCCGACGAGGCCTGGCGCATTTTGCAGTCCATGCCAAAGGTTGCCGACGAGGTGTTCCCGTACAACTCCAGGTCGATATCGGCGTCCTTCACCAGGGCCTGCCATTTCCTCCAGATTGAAGACCTGCACTTCCACGACCTACGCCACGATGGCGTAAGCCGATTGTTCGAAAAGGGGTGGGATATTCCGCGCGTGGCCAGCGTGTCGGGCCACCGGGATTGGAATTCGATGCGGCGCTATACGCACCTGCGGGGGAAGGGAGACCCCTATGAGGGGTGGGAGATGCTGGAGGAGGTGGTAACGGGCCCCGTTATCGAGGCCCAAAAGAGGGTCAAGAGACACGCCTGAGGCCGCGACCCATGAGCTTGTCCTGCTCAGCCTTAGCCTTCTCGCGCTGGTTGTCGATGTAGGCAGCCAGGTCGGTCAGGTGCACGCCGCGGGCGCCTTTCTGGCTTGGTTCCATCCAGACCAGGGGCAGGTTGATTTCGCCGCGGGCCACCTTGGCCTTGAGCTTGGTAGGGGTAATGTCGAAGTAGTCCTTGCAGACCAGGTCGATTGGGATGATGGCCTGGCCGTTGTACTGGGCCATCAGCAAGAAAGCTGTATTCATGGGTGTCTCCTTTATATAGAAGGTCAGGCCGTGAAGTGGTGCCCGACCTTCGCCGCCCGGGCGGCTTCCTCGGTGCGGAACATGAGCCGTGTTTTGCTGGTGCTGCCCCAGCTGTTGTATTCGACGTCGACCCACCAGTGGCCGAACTTGCGGTACGGCTCGCCGAGGATCTTCGTGACGTAGCAGTCGATCAGGTTCATGGATGGTCTCCACGCCGCCGATGGCGGCTGGTTGGTGGTCAGCCGCGGTGCAGCCTGATGATTTCGCGCGCATGCTTCAGGGATGCCAGGTGTTCTTCTTCGGCGCCGATCTGGCCATTGGCGTCAGGGGTGGTCACGGCAACCAGGTGTTCAAGCGCGGCTACCAGATCATCGCGCTGCTGGCCCTCGGCCCGGCCGATGTCCCAGAACTGCTGCCCCCAGTGGCCGGCTGGCGGTGGGTTGCTGTTCTGCTTGCCCATGGTCATGGCGCCGACAGCCAGATCGCACACGGCCTGCTTGTAGATGTTGGCGCCGTCGATGCTCAGGCCTTGGCGGCGGAGGGCATCGAGGACGTTGTTCAGGTTTGCCTCAGGCGACGGCAGCACCAGGTCGAAGTCGTCCTTACCAGGCCGGCAGACGATGACGAACAGCTCGCAGCCTTCCGGTAGGTGTTGGGCCATGCCGGAGATGCCTTCGATGGCCGCTTCGCGCAGCAGTGCTTTTATATCGGGCATAGGTAATCCTCGCCCGCGCGTGTCGGCGGGCTTGAGGAGTTGGGGGATGGGTTAGGCGAGGTCGGCCGCGAACGCGTCGACCAGGTCCTGGCTGGTGAAGTTGATCGGGAGGGCGTCGGTGCTTTTGCCGTCGCTGATCAGCACCCATCCGTTTTTGTAGAGGGTGCAGGTGTTGCGGCCGTGTTGAATCCGCGCGATCGGCAGGCCGCCAAACGGCAGCAAACGATTGATCCGGTAGATCAGCCTCATCGCGGTGCCTTCCAGATCAGATAGGCCATGTAGGCGAGGGCGATCATGGCTTCCACCTCTTGCCGACGCGGTACACCATCATCATGTTGTGATGGAGTGGCACTTTCAGGACGTGGTCGAAGAACTCGCCCTTTCCAGAGATGAATCCGGTGGGCACCTTGGTTCCTCCGGCGCCGAATTCACGCCAGCATTCTTCGCCGCCGTTCTTTTCCCAGTAGGCGCGCTCGCGCTTTGGAATCTCATCGTAGGTTTTTTCGAACACGGAGATATCCGGGATATCGCAGATCCGGCGCCATGCGGGATTGCGTTTGCACCATTCAGCAGCATGCTGAGAGGCTTGATCGACAGAGTAGAATTCCTTGGTGCTTTGTTCGGTCACGGCATCACCTCCTTCGGCGGATGAACCGGGCACGGCCAGCGCAGTGAGCCGTCGCCGGATGGGCAGGTGCAGGTCATGGCATCAGCTCCTTGGGCACCTGGACGGTATCGCCGAGCTTGGTGATGACGAGGGTGCGACAGAAGGCGATCAATGCGGTTGGCCCGTAGAGCCAGATGCCGGAACCTGCAGGACCGGCGCTGTACCGGCAACTGTCTTCCTCCAGATGCGAGTTGTGATGGGCGCTGCCCAGGTGCTTATCGAACAGGGGCCCGCCTTGGGCCCAGTTCCAGCTCGGGCGCCAGGCACTGGTGTCATCCGGCAGCTTTCGCACCCATCCTTGGTGATCTATGAAGACCGGTACCGCTTCGGCCTTCGCCACCGCCCAGTCCAGCGCTGCGCCGCTCAGGTTGGATACCCTCACTTCGATCAGGTCGGTCATGGCTTCACCACATGAAGTTTGCTGCGGGCAACATCCACCAGGGCAACCTGGATCCCGTCGTTGATAATGCGTGCGTGATCCGCTCCCACTTGCGCGTACATGGCGCCGTTTGCTGCGGCCATGAAGCCGGCCCACAGCTGTGCCTTTTCGATTGGGCCAGTAAATCCATTGGCCGCTGCCACGTCGTCGAAGGTTGGTCGGAGCATGATCCACATGTCCCGGCCGAGTGCTGAAGGGTCTGTCACAGCTGATACCTCTCATCAATCCAGCGCCCAGGCGCCAGTGCGGGTGTAGGTTCGGGTTGTGTTTCGTGCGGGGAGAGCTGGCGCTGGTTGACGGCCTGCAGCTGGCTGTCGGGGATGCAGCTCAGGCCGCCCGAGTAGGACCAGCACGTCACTGCACGCTGGTCGTCGTGAAACACCTGGAACACGTAGGGCATGCCTCGTGTTTCGCGTGGGTCTGCGCTGGCGCCGGTGGCCAGCAGCAGGAGGCAGAGGGCGAGGCGGGGTATCATGGCCACTCCTTACTGGTCCGCTCGCATTGGGCAGCCAGCTTCAGCAGGTTGATGGTGGTTGGGCGGAACCCTTCAATGTTGGGATATCCCTCAAAGCGATGGCCGTTCGGGTAGGCCTCGAACGGCCCGTGCCAGCACCAGTTCATCTGCCAGTCCTCCCAGACGGTGTAGGCGTCCTGGCCTTCGCCCCAGTAATCCAGGCCGCCGCCAACGCTCAGAACGTGCCGCACGCTTGAGCCCTGGTCGTACGCCAGTTCCGTCGGCTCCTCATCACGCCAGGCCTTGCGGTAGACCGAAGGCAACAACTCGACCAAGCGCTTACTGAGTTTCTTCTCGATGCGTGCCTTCATGGGTTCACCTTTTCAAAGTGGAACACGACCTCGGCGCCGGTCTCGGCGATCAAGCCGTAGGTCTTGGCCAGGCGATAGATGGGGTGGTACTGATTGAGGCTGTTCACGTGGCCGGCGAGCCAGCGGCGCCAGTCCTCCAGCTGCATGCGGGCCTTGCTCAGGTTGCAGGGCACGCAGGCCGGCATCATGTTGGCCAGGTTGTGGTTCTGCAGATGCTCGGCCACCCGGTCATCAGGCAGGCGAATCACCGGAGCTAAGTGGTCGGCGTGCCAGCGGTCGCCCAGGGCATTGCCGCAGTAGGCGCAGAGGCCGCCGTACTTCATGCGGACCTGCTCGCGCTCAGCTTTCTTGAGGCGCACGAGTTCTCCTTGGCCGCCATATCGCGGCAGTGAATAGAGGGGAGAGGGGTTACAGCTGGTTGGAGTACAAATGTGCTCTTGCGGTCATTCGCCCTGGTTGGCCAAAGCGTTCAGCCGCTGGAAAGATGTTCCGGGGATACCCTGGTAGGGTTGATCCGGCGGAACCGGAACACCGCTGTCGGCCAAGGCCTCGCGGATGACCTTGATGCAATCGTCGGAGTCCATCAGGTAGTCTTCTTGCGAACAGCGTTCCTGCTCTCGCTCAATGGCGGAGATCAGCATCTCCGGCAGCTCAGCCAGCTTGGCGCGAAGCTCGGCGATTTGTTTGTTGCGGCCACTGCAGAGAAACGCCCACTTATCCTCGCGGCGCAAGGCCCTGCGGAGCATCTCGCGGGCCAGCCCGATATCGCCTGCGCCGGTCATCGGACCAACCGGAATCATGGGCATCCCAGTCGCCGCCGCATCCCGCTCCGCCTCTTCTTTGGTCCACCAGAAGGCAGTGCCAACCATCCAGGCTATAGGCTCGGGGTGGGGCTGCGGGGCTGTTTGGGCCATGGCTTGGATGATATTCAGCAGATCATGGCGCTCAAGTTCGTCGCAGTCGCCCAGGCACAGGCGGTCACCAACGTCGCGCGTGCACTGCGCATCGTCCTCGGTCAACTCTTCGGAGCTGCCAACCCAACCGCAACGACGGCATTGGGCAGGGTAGTAACGTCCAACCAGCGGCTCCAGGCCAATGTATGGCGGCACGCTGACCATTTCGGTGTTGCTGGATCGGTTTTCTGTGGGCATGGGGGATACCTTTCTCGCATCAGCTAGAGTTCAAGCTTTAGCCAATGGGAGTGAGTGGAAATGATTGAGGAGTTCAAGAAGGGTGGGTACAAGCTCTATGCGGGGCGGGGGCCGCGATCTCCAGTTGTCGGTCCGATCCTAGGCGACGGATCCGTGGTGGATAGTGAGGGCATTCAGCGTTTTCAGATCATTGATGATGGGCTGTACGCAGCGAGCAGTGAGCTTGTGGGCAAGATCTATCTGGATGGTGATGAATGGGTTGTTCCAGATGGAGCCAACAACATTCTGTATTCATACAGACGCGAGAGTGCTTCCTGACCTCATGCGGCTACCGCGTTGCACTGCGCAACCTTCCAAGGATTGTTAGCTCGCGCTAAGGCAGCCATCGGCGGCGGGCTGACGCTGTTGCCGCACATGTGCACCTGTTCGGTCTTGGTGAACGGCTTGCCGTCGGCTCCCTTGTCGATGATGTAGCTGGCTGGGAAGCCTTGGGCGCGGTAGAGCTCGTGCGGCTGCAGCATGCGCAGGCAGATGTCGACGATGACGTACGGGGTGCCCTTCACGAAAACGGTGACCAGGCCTAGGCGGTCCTTGGTGGTAACCGTCGGCGCTGGGGCGTCGCAGGCGCTGATGTTTTCCGTGCCGTAGTAGCTGATCAGGAACGCGGCCACGCGCAGGGCACCTTCCTCATGCTCTGGCGAGAGCTTGTACTCGACCAAGGCATGGTGCTCGGCGCCGGCGGTCATTGTCGGCACCAGGTCATCGACGGGACGGCCTACGCAGTTGCGCCGGAGCGTGGCCAGGCTGGCGGTCACGAGTCGCTGCTGGCTGCCGGTGTTGGTGACCGTGGTCAGTGGCTCGTCCGCGCCCTTGGCTGGCGTGGTGTTGAACCCGCCATTCGCTTGCTCAATGAAGGCGGTGACCAGGGCGCGATGGTTCTGCGTCATTAGCGTGCCCATAGGTTGATCGGCTGGCGCAGGCTTGCCAGCGTATACCGGGCCGCCTGCTCCGATCATCACAGGGCTGGCCATCATCAGCTCCCCGCGGTTGGCCGCAGTGACGGTGGGTAGCGGCTCGCCCGGGTCGTTCACCCGGTCGGCGCCCTGGTGAGTTGCGGGAAGGATGACGGGGCTGGCCATTGCGAATGATCCCCCGCGCGGCCAGGAAGTTACCGTGCGAAGTGGCTCGGCGGCTGACTGGGCAAGCTCACCAGACCAGTTCGCGATCGGCACGATGAAGGGCTGCGGATTGTCCAGCACGAACTTCTTCATGCCCTTGGCCACGCGCCGCAGCGTTGCGGCTGCCAGTTCCTTCTTGCGACCGAAGATGCTCTTACTCGGCACGCTCCAGTCGATGCAGTCGGCGGCGGTGCGCCACTTCTGCTGGCCTTTGGCTGGGTGTTTGGCGTGGGTCGGCTCAGGCCACACGATGGGCTGGCCGTCGCAGCGGGCGATCATGAACAGGCGCTCGCGGCTGGTGGGTGCGCCGAAGTCGCAAGCCTTGATGACGCGCCACTCAACCTGGTAGCCCATACCTTCGAGCAGGTGCACGAACCGGCACCAGGTGATGCCGCGACGTTTCGGGTCGGGGACCAGGAACTGCTGCTGCACCGGCACGCATTCGCCGATGGCAGCCACGGTGCCGTCCAGCTTCATCACCCGCCCGGTAGCCTTGTCGCGCTTGGCGATCAGCGGACCCCACTGCAGGATCTGCTTCACGTTCTCCAGGCTGATGACCCGCGGCCGCTTCTTGCCGGCCCACTTCAGTCCAATCCAAGACAGGTTGCGGATCTCGCGCTTTCGCGGCTGGCCGCCAGCAGCTTGGCTGTGGTGGGTACAGTCTGGGCTCATGTGGAACCAGCCAACTGGGCGGCCTTGGCATTCCTCATCCGGGTCACCGTCAAACACATCGGTGGTGAAGTGGCGCGCTGCAGGGTGGTTGGCGGTGTGCATGCTGATGGCTGCGGGGCTATGGTTCTTGGCCACGGTCACCGGCCGGCCCAGACCCATTTCCAGGCCGGTGCCGGCGCCGCCACCACCGCAGAAGAAGTCCACCACGATTTCATCGTCTTGCGGATCGAAGCCGAGGCCGTACTGGGTTTTGAAGTCGAGCAGGTTCTTTTTCTGGAATGCAGACATGGGCGGTCCTCGCCGGTGGGCGTGATCGTTATCGTTGAATAAGGGGAAGGCGCCGCGTGGCGCTCGTGATTCTGGTGGACTATCACTTCATGGATTGCTCGACCTGGTGGAGGTCGCCATGACACTGAAAAGCGATACAGAAGCTCTTGCCTCGATCGAGGAAGAAGCCCAGGCAATGCTGAAAAAGATCGGGCTGCCGGATGACCAGATGAAGAAAGACATGGTCATCTGCCTGCGCCAGATCATCGCGATTGCGCGCTACCGAAAAGGCCTGGGCGCCGACCCTGTCGTTGAATAGGGGAAGGCGCTGGAAGGCAGCGCCACGTAGTGAGTGAACTTTTGCGAAAGTTGATGGCTCTGAGCCAGTCCCGCTAAGCACAGGGCAAGGCGGCCTCTCAGAGATTCAGTCATGTTTTCGGAAGACTTCTACGGCGTGTTCCTGGTTGCCGAATCGGTATTGGCATTCACCGTGCTGGCAGTCGCATACCATTGGAACCGAGGCGCTTAAGCCCCTGGAGTTATCCAAGATGAGGGCGCCCCTCTTTCGGGTGGTGGCATTTTGATGTCGTATCGTGTTTGATGCTGCACAGGCCTTCTATGGAGAGAACCGGAGTGCTGACTATTGGCGTGGTTGAAAGGATTAACCAGGATCGTATCGCAATCTGGGTGGAGGAGCAGGGCAGCTACACGATCATCAAACTGCGGTCACCTGCGCACATTGAACAGGGCGACGTGATGTGCTGGTCTGATGGTTTGGAGGGCTCATGTACCTACTGGAACGCGACCAAAGGCTGGAATGCTGAGGTGAGCGTACAGAATCACGATGTATCGATTGATCTGCTTCGACAGCAGCTCATTGCCTGAACGCATGCGCCGCCCTTCGTGGCCGAATTTGGCATGGTGGCAATTTGGTTTGGGATGGGGTATTACGGGTGACCGGCATGGGGCCGGGCCACGGAGGTGCTGGATTGAAGAGGTTTCTGGTCTCGGCAGCGCTGCTGCTTCCATTTGGAGCTCAAGCTGAATCTGTAGAGGACAAGTATCCAGGCGATTGGAACTGGGAATACAACACCGCAATCTCCGCGTCGCTGGCCCAGGCCAAGGTTAAGGGCTGCGGCATCATCAGATACAGAGTCAGCAGGGATAGTAGTAGCGAATTCCTGGTTTACTGCTCAAACGACAATGAGAACTGGAAGGCCTACCTCGTCTGGCCGAACATCAACAAAGTTCTTGGGCCATATCAGCCAGACCCCTCATTGCCTTAGGTTGGACCACCTCATCCCCCGTGTCCTACTGAAACATCAGCATGCTCTTGCGATTGAACTCCAGCGCCACAAACCGGGAGATCGTGATCTGTGGCGCTGAGCGAGGTCACTTCGCGTCGAAAGTTCCCAGCGAGAGCTTCGCGGCGGTGCCCACCTTCGCGTCGAGAACAGCCTTGAACTCTTGAGCGATTGCCTCGCGCTGGGCGTCTTCGCCGATCCAGCGCAGCTTCAGTACTGGTTGCGAGCCTCCGGTGATGACGGATACGCGCAGGCGAATTACTTGCTCGGCCAAGCCCTCGAACGGAATGACCTTGAAGTCCAGCCAGGTCGGCAGGGTTTCTTTGCTGCTGGCTTCGATCTGGTCCATGGTGCTGCGGCTGGCGCGGGTCTCACCTACAGCGTGGTCGCTCTCGGACGAGGCCTTCACGGTGATGGTGCGAACCGCAGCGATCGCTTTGGCGATGCTCATGGTCTGGCCATTCTCATCCGTGGCTGACAGATGCTGGTTCCAGTCTTCGATCCAGTCGCTCATGGCCTTCTGGATCAGGCTCTGGCCGCACACCGCCTGTACGGCGGCGAATGCAGCGGAGGCCTTGAGGCGCAGCACTGCGCGGTCATCGGCATGACCTGGCTCTTCTGCGGTACCAATGTTGAACAGCACGATGCAGCTCATGGTGTCCTGATCGATGAAGCCGCGTGCTGCTGGCGCGGCGCGCTCGACGACATAGGCGCTGTAATCAGCCAGCGAGTGGGTGGAGTAGGTGCCACGGAAGCGGTTGCGGCCTCCCTGATAACGCTCGAGATCAACCACGTTGAAGTTTTGCGGGACAACGACCACCGGGCCCAAGGCCGGCAGATCGCGGCCAACTGCCGCAATGGTGTTTTCCTGGATCAGTTCGAGAGCTTCTTTGCTGAGGGACATGCGCTATTCCTTGTAGATGCTGTGAGTTAGGAGCGTGGGTGTACAGGTGCTTCGTCACGGGTGAAGAGCTGGTCGTGCTTCTCGGGGAAGAGGGAGATGTTCCCGCCGGTACCGACGTACATCGGCGTGTCGAGGCTGGTGTTCTCGCTGCGGGTACCGCGCTTGGTCGGCACCTTGTAGTCGAGCTTGTGTTTGATCTTCACCTGGTGGGAGTCGCCGATCTGGCTGAAGTCCAGGGTGATGGTGATCTTGCCGGCCTTGCCGTGGTCGACGACGCCAGCTGCTACTTCCGACAGGGCATGGCCGATCTGGCTGGCGAAGGCGCCGCCGTTGAGCTCCTGCAGGAACTCTGTGGTGTCAGTGAGCTTGGACATTGCTGCGTCTCCTGATGGACGATGCCGCTGGGCGGCAGAGTGATTTGCTGCTGGCGCCGGCCGTGCCGGACGCGCGCGGTGATGCGTTTCATGCTGCTTTCTGCTGATTCCAGGCGCCGACAGCGGCAAAGACCTTTGCGGCCTCAGCTTCGGCGAGGGTTGTGTCTGTGGGTATGGCGATCCAGCCGGCCGCCACCAGGTGATTAGGGTTGGCGGTGGCCCGCAGGTCCATGTAGGTCGTCTCGATCACGTCGGTCAGGTGCTCGGCGCGGTAGTTACCCTGGAGCGCGACCTCGATCGACTTGTGGTACCGCTCCCCGAACTCCGTCCGACAAAGCACGCTGAGGTAGATGGTCCAGCGGTGCGGAATGTCGCAGACCGCGTCGACGACTTGCCGTACGCAGATCTGCTTTAGGTTCTTCCAGTTGATCAGCACCTGCTGTCCGCTGGGATCGATGTTGACCACGGCCGCGTGGTTAGCCGATACCAGGGCCCTGCAAGTGCGCTCCAGCCTGGCGCGCATGTTGTGCGGCTTGCGCTTGCTCATTGCCGCGTGCCTGTTTTGCTGGCCGCGCCGGCCTCCATCGCATCCACGAACCGCAGCGCGGCTCGGTAGCTAAAGGCGAAGCCCTGCACAGCGCCCGTGGCGATCTCAACCACATCCCACGTTCCGCCCTTGCCAGATGCCTGGTAGCGCGGTGCCTGCTGGCCGACCTTGGCGTGCGCCTCGGTCCTGGCTGACTTGCTGCGCTCGAGCAGGGCCGCGAGCACGGCAATTTTCTGCTTGAAAGCAGGGTGCATTGCTGTCTGCATGGGGTGATCCTCGGGTGGGTCAGGCGTGGTATTCGAAGGCCTCGGCCTTGCGAACGATTCGAACTTGGGCTGTGCGGCGCTCGGGGGCTCGGCGGTCGCGGCGCATCGGGTCGCTGTCATCGATCACCGCGTGCATGGTGATGAGGGCGGCCAAGGCGATGCAGAGCGGGCTGATGATTTGTTGGCGCATGGCTTTGGTGACCGCCTCGATGCGGCGACCGGCTTCGAGCTTGAACAGCGCGGCCTCGATGCGGTTGGCCACGGTGCCCGGGCTGACCGCCATCTGCTTGGCGATCTCTTTGGTGGTGAGGCCTTGAGCCACCCACAGCAGTGCTTCGAGCTCACGGGGAGCCAGCGCCTTGCCGAGCTGGCCAATCCATGAGCCGCAAGTGATCGTTTCCATGAAGTGACCTCGGTGGGCTGCATTGATGTGTGATCTGGCCGGTGCTTATCTCCGGCTCGGGGGGTCCGCCTGCCCTGGGTATCAGCCCTAGGCTCAAACTCCCGGCTTGTTTGAAACGCGTCCGCGGATCAGCCTCCGCATTCAGATCACACACCGATGCAGCCTGGTGATGGGGAACCAGGTAGATCGGGCCGGTTACGTGTCCGGCGTCGTTGCCATCGACCGTCGTTGTGCAGCACTTCCGTCTGGCTATCGGGGCTGATGGCAACCAGCGCGCTCCGGGCAGGCTTTTCTCTCGGCCTGCCAGCGACCGGCTCTATAGCGGCCGGTGAGCTGCCATTCCCCATGGCTGGGTTAGGCGTTTCGTTGACTACTTCATGATGGCGTTCCTCCTTTGGTTGTTTGGTCCGCGCCATGCTCGTCGCCGGGTTTCCCCACCACTGCCTGCTGCAGCTACTGGCTACGCATCAGGTGGCTCGCATGGTTTGGCGTCCTCCCATGGGGAGTCCGGCAGCTATCCAGAGGCTGCGTGGTCGACGACTTAGCTTGTCCCGACCCAGGTGATGGCCTGGGTGCGTCGAGGTGGTCACGTCTGGTTGTGTAAAGAGCAATGGCTGCCGAAGCTGCCCACCGGTATAACTCGGTGTTGAGTGAATTTAAGCAATCTGAAATTAATTGGTCAAGCATTCTGAATAAATATTTTCAGTAAACTGAAATTTGCGGTCGAAAAAAAGCCCGCGCTGGGCGGGCAGGGGCCTCAAAAATCGCTGAATTCTCGCCATCCTATTCGGATCAACCCTGACTCTAGGCGCTCGACTCGAATTCCTGTCGTATTCTCCAGATCGTTAAGGATCCTTGCCCAATCCGCCGTCGACTCATCTGGTGCTGGCATGAGCTCGACGAATTGGCGCTTCTGCACATGAGGCGACGCAACAGCCTGCTGGATCCTGTATCCAAGGCGCTCATATGAACGGGAGGGCGAGTGCGAGAACGCGAGCGGCAACATCTTTGAAACTCCTTGTACTGTATATGCGTACAGTTAACCTGCTCGGAAAAGTTTTTCAAGTCTCTTCTCGCTTCGTTCTCCGGAACCTGTAAACAATTGGTTCATATGGACTTTCTTCCAGGCACAAAAAAGCCCAGCTCAAGGCCGGGCTCTCTCATCTGATGGGTTACAGCTTCATCATTGCGCGAACAACCACACCGACGATGCGACAACCTTCTGCGCACATTTCAATCGGATAAGCAGGGTTCAACGGCTTGAGGAATCGCCTGCCGCCATCTTCGACCAGCTTTTTGAACGTGGCTTCATTGCTGTCAGCGAGCTTAGCCACCACCAGCTTCCCAGGGATGGCATCAGCCTCAGTATCAACAAGGATCATCATTCCTTCGGTGATGCTGGTTCCAACCGGTGATGTCATTGAGTCACCCTTCACCTCCAGCCAGAATGCAACGCCTTTTGAATCGTAGTCGGACACTTCATATCGATCCGAGAAGCCTGGAGGAAATGGCTCAACAGCTTCCGCCCAGGCTCCTGCAGCTACCCAACTGATCACGGGGTACCGAAATGACATCTTGGGTTGCGGTATGACCTCGACGTTGCTTTCCTCGACCTCAGGCCCCTCTCCGATGGCAAGCCACTCCGCCCGGAAACCAGTCGCTTTGGCGAGAGCATAGAGATTTTCCGGCCTTAGGCTTTTGCTTTCGCCTGAGATCCATTGGGTTACGGCTGAGTTTGCGACGCCGCAAGCGGCCGCAATTTCGCCTTTTTTCATGCCGCTGACCGCAATGGCCTTGGCTATTCGCTCGTGTCTTTCCATGCGCTGATTTTAAGTTAACTGAATTTAAGTATACAGTTCGCTAAGTGGTGTCGTTGACTAAGCATCTTCAGCATGCTGAAATTCACGAACGCACCATCGAGGAAGCGCAATGAAAACGCGTGACGCCGCTAAACATTTCGGCAGCAAGAAGAAGCTCGCCGACGCGCTGGGTATTCAGCCAAGCGCAGTGACCATGTGGGGGGAGGTCGTTCCGATCTCTCGCCAGTACCAACTCCAGATTCTGTCGGGTGGATTACTCATGGCAGACACAAAGCCATCTGCTGAGGAGTGCGACAAGTCTGACAAGGCTGGCGTTGCGCCAGTAGATGACCGAAACACCTGCGGATCCATCCAGTAGAGGAATCGCAGACGAAAAAAAACCGCCTGGCAGGGCGGCTTTCTCTACAGCTTCATAACGGGTTTAAGCATGACAAACATAGTCCCACTTGACAAGTCCAGGGGGTTCACCCGGATGGACAACCAGCTCATGGATGGCCTGCTGGCTATCGATCTCCCAGCTCGGGAGATGAAGATTGTGCTGTACGTGGCCAAGGCCACCATCAACTTCGGTGCGGGTGCCCAGCGCATCCCAGCTACCGACATCGCGAAGGCGATTCACGCTCACCCTGACACCGTTTCGAAAGCGATTTCCAGTCTGCTGCGTCGTCGTGTGCTGTTCCGCGAGGGTGGGGCACGGGGTGACATCGGCGTGAATGACCCGAAAGACTGGGTCTACGTCACTGAGCCGAATCAGACCAAAACAGCCGACTCGGCTCAAGTGGTCCGAATCGGCGAAGAGTCGAAACAGACCAAAACCGCCGAGTCCCTTCTTTATTCTAAGAAAGAACCCCCCTATGTAAATCTTCCTTCGGAAGATGTTACATGCCCCCCCAGTGAGCCGCAGCCGACTCGAGAGAGTGAAGATCGCAAGGCGCCATTCGGAAAGGTCGCCATGCTTGCGGACAATCCGCACGGCCTCGACGAATCGCTGATCGCTGATTACCTGGCGGTCCGTAAGTCGAAGGGCGCCCAGATGAGCGAACGGGTCTGGGCCCGTCTGAACGAGAAGCTCCGCCAGTGTCTGGCTTTGGGTATTCAGCCAGCCCAGGTGATGGAAATCGTAATCGACAGCGGGTGGCGCAGCTTCGAAGTTGAGTGGATCACCAAGCGATTCCTCGCCAAATCGCCCGCCCAGGGCAAGCCAAACAGCCGTCATCACGGCTTCAACGACCGCGACTATCACGATGGCCTTATTCCACGGGGAGATGGTTCCTATGCGTTCTGAAAAAGTGGTCCACCTCTCCAGCATTGCCGGCCCGCAGGTGACCTCAATGGCCATGTGCGAAGAGCATGGCCCGTATGAAGCAACCACACACCAGGTGCTCAACCACACCTTCCGGTCGCCGTGCCCTGGCTGTAAGGCGGCGCAGGTCGCCAAAATCCAGGCCGAAGACATCAGGCGTCAGCGCGTGGATCTGGCCTACAAGCTCGGAGACTCGCTGATTCCAAAGCGTTTCAAGGACAAGACGTTCGACACCTACGCAGTGAACTGCGACGGACAGCAAAAGGCCAAAGCGCGCTGCGAACGTTACGCCGCCGAGTTTGATGCCAACCTGGCCGCCGGGCGCTGCCTGATCCTGGTGGGTAACCCCGGCACCGGCAAAACGCATCTTGGCGTGTCTATCGCCCAAGCCGTGATGGCCAATTCCACCCATACGGCAGCCTATCGGACCCTTGGTGGAATCCTGCAGGCCATCCGCGCCACGTTCGATGGCGGTTCCGGCCAGACCGAGGGAGGCATCCTTGACGCATTGATTCGCCCGTCACTGCTGGTTCTTGATGAAGTCGGAGCGAGCAAGGAGGCCCCGAGCGATTTCGAGCTGAGCCGGCTGTTCTCGATCATCAACGGTCGCTACGAGCGGATGCTGCCGACCATCGTGATTTCCAACCTTGGCGCGAAGGAGTTGCCAGCGGCTATGGGCGAGCGATCGGCCGACCGGCTGCGGGAAGGCGGCGGCATCGTCCTGCCGTTCGACTGGGCGTCCCACCGCGGGCGGGAGTCGATCTGATGCGCCAGTCCAAGCTGACCAAGGCCGCGCGCGGGCGTGAGTGCCAGGTGCGCATCCCAGGCGTATGCAACGGCAACCCCGAGACCACCGTACTTGCGCACTATCGCCTGGCGGGCACCTGCGGCGTCGGCAAGAAGCCGCACGACCTGCAAGGCGCCTGGTGCTGCAGCGCTTGTCACGACGCGTGCGACGGACGCAGCCGGGCAGTGGATCGCGACACCGCACGCCGGTACCACGCCGAGGGCGTCA